AGTCTGTGCCCTTCAAGGCTTCTTCGATCCCCGCCGGGTACAGATAACAATCCCCTGTCGTGCGGTTGGCAGGATTGCGCTCTTCATAGCCATCGTAATCATCGTATCGCCCGCACTGCTTATAATAAATCTTTAGACGTTGTCCCCCAAACAGGCTGATCTTCGATACAAATATCCGGATCGCCTCAGATAAAGCAATGCGGTATTTACCCTTAAAAATTGATTGGATATCAAAATACCTTAGTACTGTCTGCCCGGCCGTGGTCTCCTGGATCAGCATCACCCGGCTCCACTTTTCTGTTTTTTTTCCTCTCTTTTTGATCTGCAGGTCTTTCCCGCATGCGCAGGTGACCACGTCATTGTGACGTACTCCCTTGATCATAGACGGTGCGATCTTTATCCCGCAGGATGGACATGTGTACTCATCATCGGTTTCGTATGTCGGATAAGGCTTTTTCCATACGGCTTCTGCCGCCCACGCCTCAAAGCCTTCCGGGACTTCGGGGACACTGTCCATCAGGTCTTTTATGCGCTGCTCTCTTCTCCGCTTCTTTTCCCATCTTTTGTCGGACAGATAATTTCTTTCCAACTCATCAATCAGATATATGGTGCTCTGCGTCGCGTATCTCATCTTGGACCGCAGCGCCTCTTGTATGATTTCTTCGTCCCGGTCTTCCAGATCGATCTTGATACTGCCATACCAGTAGTCCTGCTCAAATGCCCGCATGAGCTTCTCCGCGGTGTATATATCCCCCCGCAGGATTCCATATTCTCCGGTTTCGACATTCATCATATAGCGCCCCACATGTAAGCAGTTCTTGTAGCAGTCGAGGATTAGGAGATCCGTGGTCCTTCCCGCGATGATCCGGTTTCCTCTATGCGTGCATTCCGGGATCGGCAGGCTCTTTCCCTGTTTAATCTTCATCTCCCGATACCTCCACAAGCTGTCCATCCGGTGTAATGCTGTACCAG